TTAGTCGCCATGGTGTTCACCGTCCTTCAGTGACCGGGTTGCTTTGGTTTTGATAGCAAACAAGCTAGACGGCATCAGGTTTTCAAAATTCCATGTTCCAAAGTGTTTATGGGATAAATCTAGGGCCGGCGCTTCGCCCACGGCCACCACGCCAGGCTCCGCCTCTGTCGTGGTGTCCATGCGCGCAGCACCTTCGACCCGACGTTGTTTGCCGAACATGGCGGCTCGACGCACGAGCAATCCCCACCAGGCGCTGTCGGTGTCCACAAAAACATGCACCTCAGGCGAGATCAGCTTGTGGCCATGGAAGCTCCAGCCTTGCCAGGTCTGGCCAGGCAGTTCCATGCGGTTGAGCAGCCGCAGCAGCCGGTACGTTGCGTACGGGATGTCGTGCTTGCCGCAGGCCCAGTTATGCAAAGTACGTTCGGAGACGTGAAGAAGCTGCGCGCAGCCAGGCAGATCCAGGCCAAGGCTCTGGTGCATGGCCCTGAAGCGCAGGGCAAGCTGGGCGCGGGTGTCGGTGATGCCGCAGCCGGAGCTTTCTCTTTAATTGATACGATGTATATTATGTTTAATCGTATACGCTCCTAGATCGAGAGCGCTTTTCCCAGGACCACCCGAACATCCAGCCGCATAACCTGCGGCTTTTTAACGATGTTCAGATCACCACGACCTGCTGGCCTGCCCCATCTGCATAGCCTGCTGGATAACATCCAGGCCAGCGAAAAAGAAATAGCCAAGCACATCGACGTGTCGGTGCCGACGCTTCGCAAATACAGAGCCCGGGGGCAAGCACCGCGATCAGTGATGCTTGCCCTTTTTTGGGAGTCGACGTGGGGCCTGCGGACCGCTGACGTGACAGCCGCAAATCATGCAGCACAGTACTTTGCACTGGCGCAGAGTCTAAGGCGTGAAAATGATCGGCTTGTCAAGCAATTGTTGAGAATGGAAATGGAGCTTTCCAGAGGCCACGGCGCAGCAAATGGCCCAATTTTCCGTCTACCACAAAGCAGGAATTGATATCTGCGTATAGCAGAGCCGCTTCGCGGGTTGTTTTCTAGAGCGCGAAAGTTGAACCGTGCAATGCGAGACACAAGGGGCGCGGCAATGACTGCGCATGCGCGACCGCAACGACACGACAGATGCAGACCCGAAACGCGCAGGAAGCTTACTCAGGCGCGCTAGAAACACCCTACCCTATGACGCCGGGCACGTCGCGCGACAAGACGCTTACATGGGGCGATGCCCCATACCCCAAAGTCAGCATCGCAACCTAAATTGCTTATCCCTGGCAATCCGGCGCTCTTCGGTAATCCAAGGCCTGCTATCGACTCGCGCCATGCTGTCAAGCCGTTTGATGCGCTCGTCTAGCTGCTGGCAGTCTGATTGGTTCGATGGAGCTTGCGAGCCTGAGGAGTAAGGAACACTCGTCAGAGATTCCGCGTTGCGCTTTTGACTGCGCGCCATTGCGACTTGATCATCCCAGGATGCATGCTTCGGGACACGTGCAATCCGCTCAACAGACCAGCCACGTGCGGAGCAGTGCTCATGATTCCAATACAGCCGTCCAGTTGCAGCCCGACACAAAAAAATCTCTTTTGTTTGTGCCCCTCTGGGATCTGAAACGGCGGGCGATGTATCGACCTCCTCAGCCCCTTGACAAGGTTGATTGCTATATGTATTACCACATCGAAAAATCTGCCCATTTGCAGAGCCGATCACAAGTAGAAAGAGAAATCCTGTCACTGATTTGATTCGCATTGACAGGTTGTAACAGAATCAATCTGTTGACATAGGACGGATGCCCCATACCCCTCAATTGATCATTGCTGAGCGCACCTGAGCATTGCGGCGCGCGAGACCAGCGCTATATCCCTCGTGCTGCGGCTCCTGATGAGCAACGACCTGCGGCGCGTCCTGGTGCTGCACCAATCCAGGCGCAGGCCTGTCACTACGGGCGCCGGTTGCAGTGTCGATCACAACAGGCTTATCACCTCTACCGCTGGCCGTATACGGTGCATCGCATGTCACGGGCCGCACCACGCTTTGGTATGTGACCGTCGCCATGCAATTTGCAAGACGCTGGACCCTGTAGCCAGCTTGGACCAAGTCATCGCTTGTGACGTCAAACACGCGCCGCCCCTCACTGCTGACAACAAATGTGATCTGGTCCCTGCCCTGCTTACTGAGGTCCCCGGTCATGTGCAGGAGCTTGCCAAAAAGCGGGTCTTTGACCTCTGGTGCAGTTGTAGCTTCAGGCGTGTTTGCAGGCTGCTGTGGGGCCTGAGCGGGGCCCTGGTCGGCTGTAACAGAGGCCGGGGGATGCTGAACCTCCACAGGCGCAGCGGTACCAGGTCGCTGTAACTGAGGGGATTTTTTGGCTGCAGGTGCAGTCTTGTGGCCCCAGACGCTGGTGTCGTCCTGGGGCCAAAACGCATAGACCACGTAGGCGATGGCCACGGCCCAAAATGCCCAAGTGAAGCGCCGCAACTTCACGATCATCGGCGAGACGTCCTGAGCCTTGGACTCTGCAGATCCGCTGCTTTGAGTGTTGCTCTTGTAGAGACCGAAATACTTTGACTCGTATTTGCGCCTGTCCGTCTGAATGACTGCACCACGATAGCCTGCGTGGACTTTGCGAATGTACTCATTTGCATTGCCCAGAATGTCGGCCTTACGGCACTTGATCATCGTGGCCACGAGCTGGGCAATGGGCTGATTGATGTCGCGGAAAGATTGCGTCATCAACAGCACTTCGGCGTTGTAGTGCCTATGCAACTTGAACCACTGCACAACAGCGTCAGGCGTGCCGAGCTTTGGTAGCGCGACATGACATTCGTCAATGACATACAGCGGTCCTTGATCCTTGTCGCCGCGCCATGTGCTGAAGTAGTCCCAGACGCTGCCGAAGGTGAATATGTTTTCAGGCTGAGGCTCAGGATCGCGGTCAGTCCACAAGCGAAACGCCTCATGCTCGGCAATGTTTGCGGCATTCCAATCACCGACGCGCGGCGCCGGCCTAGTCCGAATCTCGATCAGATCACGCCACGAAGAATCGATAGCCGCGAATGCGTCGATATTCAGAGGCAAGTTTGTAATGACCTTGCGCCCGGACCGCAGAGCGGGAAGAACGTGATATGCGACCGCTTCGTAACTCTTGCCCGAGCCCGGAATGCCTTCAAGTCCATTAATCATGAACCAAGCCTTGTAAACGGGATGAGTTGAAGTGCGATGCGGATACCAATAGCAGTGGTAATGATGAAAACAGCAGATCCCACACCACACAAAGCCATAACATTGAGGATTTCATCAGGCAATCCCGAACCAGATGCGAACCCTTGCAGACCGCCCAAATCCAAAGCATTAACAGCTGAAACCACAAGACCAAGCAATTGTTCCAACACCCAACATACAAGATCTGTAAGCACGTCCCAAGCTGCTTTGAAAACATTAACGACAAGATCAGAAAAAAACTTTACCAGCGTGGTAATTGTTTCTTTGATCCAGTCAACAAAATCCGTCCATGTAGATTTCAGCCATTCGACAAAACTGGCAATAGTAGTTTTGAGCCAATTGAGCATGTCAACCCCCAAATATCAAGCGACGAGCGAGCAGCAAAGCAGATAGTATAGTAATTGCCCGAAGGACTCCCCATAACCAAGCAGGAGGGGATATGTCGTGCACCCCATAATTCAAACCCTGCCCGAACTCAAAATCCATAGTCCAGACCGGAGGCGTACCACCGTCCGATACTTTGGGCATCAAATCGCCGACGAGTCCAGAAATACGAGCTGACTTGATTTCATCCATCTTGGATTTCCAAACGCCCGATGGACCATCCTTATATTTCTTTTCATAGAGCTTTGGTTGCTCTGGAGCACCATAGCTACCAAATCCAGGCTTACCCGGTAAAGATGGGCCGTTATTGTCATCGCAATCAGAGCCTTTACATTCCCCGTCTCCGTCCCCCTTACCTCCGCCAGTATCAGCACCCGTACCGCCCCCTGTGCCACCGCCATTACCCCCACCAGTGCCGCCGCCCGTGCCGCCACTGTTACCACCCCCGTCCCCACCATCACCCCCACCACCATCGCCCCCACCAGTGCCACCGCCTGTACCGCCGCCCGTGCCACCACCCGTGCCACCACCCGTACCGCCCCCGGTGCCGCCGCCAGTGTCACCACCTGTACCGCCCCCAGTGTCGCCACCTGTACCCCCACCAGTGTCGCCACCAGTGCCGCCGCCTGTACCCCCACCTGTGCCGCCACCATCACCGGGCTGCATAGGCTCATTACACGTACCGCCCGATTGATAGCTTTGTCTCTGCTTTTGTCCGTCGGCTTCAACCACTGCATTGCTAACAACAACAATACACCCACCCACACATAATGCTGATCCAGCTTTTTCAGTTAAAGGAAACATCGGCCCCAATGCATCCGCTTTGCAATTTTTTGGCTCTTCTGGCTTATTGGGGTCTGGCACACATTGACCATTCACACGAATTTCGCCAGATTTGCATTGATCCGGCACACATGCGCCGCCCTCCTCATGCTGGCCTGCCGGGCACCCCTTCGGGACGGGCTTGCACTGACCATCTCTCTCATCAAACCCATCACTGCAGATGCAAGATGATCCAGATAATACGGAGTTAGCAGGACAAAAAGAACCTTCCTTAACATAGCCCCTAACGTAAACATCAGGAGCAGAATAACCAGGGCAAGCCGCACCACGACGCCTTACATGATAAGTAGATCCCTCAATATATCCATAATACTCCCAAGGGCTAACAGTTGTATCCCAGCAAACGCGAGTAGGGACGAGAGAATATTCATGGGCCAAGATTTCAGAAGGAGTACCTCTGAAATTAGCCTCGGAACTGTAGTATTTAATTGTTGGGCTAATAGCTTGCGCAGCAGAGCAAAAAGACGCAAGGCAATAAAACAGGGTAATTAAACGGCAAAGATGGGCCATGCATCAAATCCGAGCGAGCATGAAAAAACAAATCGCCCCGATCGCGCCGATCAGCGCGAATACGGCGTGAACAGCGACGACCAGGGCGACGACCAACATGCCTAACGCCTGTTAGATTTTGGCAATGATGCGCTTGACGACCGAGGGGCCCTTCATCACCAGTGCGATGCCGACGATGACGACAGCCAGAGCAGTGACCTTCGTCGCAACGCTGGAGACGTCCACAGCGTCGAACAGGTCATCCATACCAGCGGCATGCGAGGCAGTGACGGCCATGGCGGCGCCGGTGGCGGCAACGATCTTGGCTCCGTACTTGCGAGCGAGATTGCGAGTGTTTGCGAACATGATTTTTTTCCTCAAAAATAGTTGTAAAAAGGTGCGAACTTGCACCCCAGAGCCGCAGGGCTCTGGCCTGCAATCTCAGAACTTGCGGACCATGCGCAGGGCAACGCCCAGGCCGAAGCCGAGCATTGCGAGCGCGAAGACAAGGCCGAAGCCGATACCCACTGCTGAAGACACGCTGCCGGGCGTAATGCCCAGCGCGGCGAGGTCCTGCAAAGTGACCTCTGTTACCGCGAGCTGGTGCCCTGGCTGGCAGGGCATTTCGCCGGGCTGAGTGCAAACGAAGTAGCCAGACATCAGCAGTTCACGAAGTCTTGGTAATCGCTTTCCGAGTCCGTATCGACGGAGCCGCACTCTGTGCACGCAACTTCGTCGGAACCCTCCTCCTGTTCCGTCTCAAAAAACGATCCGCAGGCGTAGCAGACATAGGCACTCATGGCTTTACTCCTGAAGAAAAATCGGCACGCTGGCGATGCAGGGCTTTGGCACGCATGCGAGCGACATAGATTCGAGTCCTGCGAGAAGCCGAGGACTCAATACGGCAAAAAAGGGCTATGGCAACGCAGCGAACGACATCCCACAGCACCGCGCCGATCAAGCCGCCGAGCACTGTCATCTGGATCAAGTAATTCGCGTACCGCTGCACTTCAGCGTCAGTCAAACTGGACAAAGCAACCTCCTAAGTAACGTTGTTCACGGCGCAGGTGCGGTACCTCCCCGCAAGCGGGGCCCCTCCGCACCAGCGCCGCCGATCCACATGAACGGCCCATGCGCTTCGATTCGCCTCTGGGTGTGCCGGATGCGCACAAAGCGCGAAAAACCGCCGCCCGTTGGGGCGAACTCAGGCAAGAGAAGCTCTCCCGTTTCAGCATTGACGTAGCCGCCGCCCTTCGAAGGCCGGAAGCGGTCTGTGATCGCGGCATTGCCCTGCACATACGCAGGCCAAAGCACCCAGCGACGGCAACCACGGCCAGACTCATCCAGGCCCCCTGCCCCGTGAATTCGTGCACCATGCGGGAATCCCCCTTGAATCTTGGAAACGTCTTTCGTCGCGTACTTCATCAAGTACGCGACCGGCGCATAGGCCTCGACGCGGTTGGACATGCCATGGCCCCACATGGGCGCCTGCCAGACGCCACGTGCACGCCATGCACGGTCGGGCTTCGGGGGCGTCAGACCGGCATCCAGCCAAACGACAACGTGGTAATGGATCACGCCGCGTCGCTGGAGCTCAGCGACCCATGCGTAGCGCACTTTTTTCTCGCCCGTGCGGCTGTAATGCCACTTGCGTAGACCGTCCAGAAAGCGGCTGATGTGCTCCGGGCGCCAGTCGCGATTTGTGCCCGCGTAGGTCAGCGTGAGCATCCAGACACGCTGATTTTTTGGACCCTGGTTGTGCAGGCACTTGGCCGACACGCCAAGCGCTTTGCGCATGCGTGTCAGGCGGGTTTTTTGGTGGTCGATTTCAATGGTGTTTTCAGTGAAGAAATCAACTACCGAAACACCCTTGCAAGTTGTTGATAGTGAGACAAGCCCGGCGCTTCGCGCCTTCTCGCCCTGCGCGTCGGCCAGAGCCTGAGCAGAGGCCACAGAACGGGCGCGCCAAGCCTCCACAGCCCCACCCATGCGGGCGGACTGCTGCCAGGGCTGGAAGGCCGGGCGCGTGTCTTCGTTGAAGCGGAATTCGCTCATGCTCCAGCCCAATCACGGAATGCGGCACGCTTTGCCACTGCCCTGGCACGACGCTCCGCAGCCGGGTCGCTGTTACAGCGGTCCTGGTCAGCTGTAACAGCGGCCGGCGCGGCGCTCGCTGTAACTGCGATCGACCGCTGTAACTGCGAGCCGGCGCACTTGGCCGCGAGGTCAACGAGGAAGCGGGCGAATGCCGGTGGCGTGCGCTCCCGATCAGCGGGCGAAAGCTTCAGCGTGCGGCCGGCAGCTCGGTGTAACTGGACGGGCAAATCGCCGACCTGCTCACGACTACAACCGACGATGTAGAGATAGGTCGGCTTCGGCGCTGCGTGGCCCCACCACCCCTGATCCACCAGAAGAGTCCAGCCGCCGAATGCATCGACGTGGCCCGGATGAGGCAGGCCAGCAGCAGGCCACAACGTGGAGCCCCATGGATGCTCCAACACGCCACCACAACGGCGCACCTGCTCAACAGCAAACAGGGCCAGGGCCTTTTCGTCTGGGCGAGGCTTGGCCCAATGACGGAGGCGCCCCCAGCCCCGGCACGGAGGGTGGCAGACGACAGGATTGGCACCGGCATAGCCGCGCGCATCGCGCTCCGCATCCCACACATCAGCAGCCAGGCCGAAGTAACAGGAATCGGAACGAGCGAAGAGGACCGACACACCTGGTCGCTGTAACAAGCTAGATGCACTCATGCCCAGCACCCCACTTCAATGATGAAAGCCGCCCAGGCGCGCAGGCGCCAATGCAGGTCATAGACCCGGCGATCAAAGTCCGGTGGCAGGCGCCGAGCGCGCTCGATGAACTCCAGATCGAGCAGCCCTTGCTTGAGCGCGAAGAGGTGCCGCGCCATGTCGCTGGGACCATCGGCGCGGTACACAGGCAGCAGGCGCACTGCGGCAGTCATCAGAAGCCCTGACCGCCCAGTGGCACGTCCCCAGCCCAGTAGCTGGCATCCGTGTACACAACACCGTCGTCACCAATGGTCAGCGAGACCGTGACGCGATCCGCCTTTGCGGCGGACTGGTGCGAGTTGAAGCAAAAAAGGAGCGCCAGGAGCGCCCCTTCTGCCATGGCTTCGCGTGCAGCGTTGTCCATGGTGGCCCCCTTCAGGCAGCGGCTTGCGCCTTCGGGGTGATCTTCAGCAGCTTGGGCTGCAGGGCGAGGTCGCCATTGCGCGTCACGTAGAACGAGCGCGGATCCAGCGTGTACTCGCCGACCGGGTAATACAGGGCAGCGCCCTGGTCATCCTTCTCCAGGATGATCTCGGTCTTTTCCGGGTAGGGGTTCGGCTTGCCATTCCGATCGAACGTGTGCACGTAGACAGTCTGGAAGTTCAGGTCATAAGGTTTGCCCGAGGCCTTGGCGTTGCCGCGCTGGTTGCGGACATCGGTCGACTTCACCGAAATTTGAATCATGTGCGCTCCTGTAAATGACTGCAACATGCAGTCACAGGGCTGGACTATGGCGTTGACTGCACATTGCAGTCAAGGGCTGGCGATAATGACTGCAATCTGTAGTCAAGACGCCACAGGAGAACACATGCAAACGACGATAGAACTGCTGGAACAGGCCCTCAAACAGCACCCCGCGCCGTACTGGACTCAGCGGCTAAACCTTGCGCGCACCACGCTGGCGACGGCCAAGGTTCGCGAGCATCTGAGCCCCGCGATTGCCGGAGCCCTGGCAGAAGAAATGGGCGAGGATGCCCAAAAATGGATGGTGATCGCAGCCCTGGAGGGTGAGCGCGAAAGTGCGTGCAAGTCGCGCATGGTGCGACGATTTCTGGTCGGCGGCGCCCTCACCCTAGGCGCCGTTGGGACCGCTGCGGCCCGGGCGGTCTGTATATTATGTTAAATCGCAAATCCAGGTAGCAGCCTGAAAACCAAGGCAAGGCACTCCTCCAGTGTCTCGCCTGCTTCGTTTTCAGCTGTTCAAGACGGTTTCCAGGCCTTCAAGCTCCTGCTTCAGCAAAAGCGCGGTTTCCTGCGGCTCGAACTGGCGCTGCAACAGCGGGATGGTGAAGACGTAGCATGCATCGTGCACACCGTACGTTTCATCCCGGCGCAGGACATAGGCCAGTTGCAGGCGCGCCAGGGACCGGCGCAAGGCCTGGGCCTGGCCGGTGGCGCCGTGGGACTGGACCAGGGCGTCGAGTGCGGCCAGGCTGGTCTGTCCTTGCTGGGCCGTGTGATAGACGGCGATGCGGTCCAGGCGGCAGGCCTGTTCATCGGTGCTCAGGCGGCCCCAGCCTACCAGCGCGTCCTGCACTGGCTGGGATGCCATGGCCTGGCGCAGGTGGCGTTCTTCGATGACGCGTTCGTCGGCGCCCAGCGCTTCCAGGCATTCCTGGCAGAGGATGGCGACCAGATTGGCGCGCCTGCCGCTGGCCTCTATCAGCCGTTCGGCCAGAGCGTCGTTGGCAAAGCCCAGGCGCAGCCTGCGCAGCGGCTCGGTGGCCAGGGCGTGACATGCCGCTGGCTCCAATCCGCCAATGGCCAGGATTTCGCCGAAGTTGCGCAGCGGCGACTGGTAGTCGAGCAGCGCTGCCGCGTACAGATCCCAGAATCCCGCCAGCATGAACCAGCAACGGCCCTCCTCGCTCAGCGCGCGCAAGGCGCTGAGCTGGGGGTAGCCATTGCGGGCTTCGTCGCGGAAGAACAGGTCGGCCTCGTCGATCAGCAGGTACAGCCGCCTGCCCTGCGACTGCTTCTGCAGGTGTTCGATGATGGCCTCCAGCGGTGTTTCCACGGGAAGGCCGAACTGCGTGGCCAGGCGCGGCGTGAGGCGGTGGTCGCGCAGCGAGATGTAGTGGCAGGCGATGGCCGGATGCTCCTGCAGCCGCCGCTGCACGGCCTTGAGCAGGCTGCTTTTGCCGAGCTGGCGTCCTCCCACGACCAGGTAGTTGGCCGGTTCGCGGTTGAGCACGCGTGCCAGCAGTCGCTCGCGGCCAAAGAAAACGTCCTCGCGCGTCACGCCGCCGCGCGTCTGGTAGGGCGATATGCGCGTGACCTGCAGCTGCGTGGCCAGCAGTCGCAGCAGCACCTGGTCCGGATCGCCGCCCATCAGCCATTCGGTCTGGCCAGGGCTGTCCAGCAGCACGTGCAGATTGGCGCGGTCCTGGGCATGGCGCTGCAGCAGCGGCATGGGCGACTGGGGATGCAGGGGACTGAGTATGAGCACCACATCGCCGCCGGTTTGCAGCAGGCGCAGCTGGCGCACGAGTTCGCCCTCTTCCAGCTCCGCTGGCGGCGCATAGACCAGGCAGCGGCCCAGGGCGATGGGCAGCTCGGATGGCAGCGTCCACTCGAACATGTCGCCGGGCATGGGCCATTCGCCTTCGGCCGGTTTGCAGGTGGCGGACAGGCGTTCGGCCAGGGCGCGCACGCGGGCAGCGGGGCTGGCGTGGGCCAGCCGCAGGGCCCGCTGCCAGTCCGGCGGGCGTATGCCTGCGGTGCGCAAGACGGCGGAGCGGCGGCCGGTGAGCCGCAGCAGCCGGTCCAGCTGGGGTAGATGCTGGTAGGGCTTGCGGCGCAGGCGCTCGGGCTTGAGCTGTGCCGGGCCTATCAGCGGATGTCGCACCAGCCACAGCAGGGCCAGGCCGCCAAAGACCAGGGCGCTGGTCCAGATGACGCTGCGCAGCCATCCAAAGGGTTCATGCTCGGGCTGGCCCGGCGAGGGGCTGCAGTTCAGCGGCAGGTAGCGCGGCGGAGTGGGCGGCAGGCCGCCCTGGCAGCTCCAGTCCCGGCGTTGCATGTCCAGTTGCAGCAGGACCTGGGTTCCGGCGAGCACGCCCATCTGGCTGTCGCGCACCACGTCCGCCTGCAGCACGAATGGCCTGGGCGAACTCATGCGTACGCGCGGTTCGGCAATGTCCGGCGCCACGCTGGCCAGGTCCTGCGGCCAGCCTTCATGCTGGCCCACATAGTCCATCAGGGCCAGGCGCCATAGGATGATCTCGTTCCAGACCCGGCCCGAGCTTTCCGCGCCCAGCAGGCTGCCACGGGTGACGGGGTTGTAGCGGGGCAGCAGGATGGCCGTACCGATGAACAGCGTGACCAAGGCGAGCAGCGCGGCGCGCCACCAGGATTTGGGCAGTTGCACAAGCCGGTCCAGGCCCCTCAT